CAATTGATCAATCTGGAAACAATATACAGATCAAATGGGGAAACAATCTTCCTTATGGACGCATACACGAATACGGTGGCAGAACATCAGCGCACACTATCCTTCCAAAAAGAAAGGATATCCTTTCTTTCATCGTGAATGGAAAACGGGTTTATACAAAACGTGTAAATCATCCTGGTTCTGTTATTCGAAAACGTCCGTATTTGAGGCCAGGTCTTGAAGACTTGTTACCGGAATTCAGGCAAAAGATAAGCGACATGGTGACAGACATAGCGAATGGGGCTTTCAATGGCAAATAGCTTTAGAAAAAGAATCCTCGATTATTTGGTGAGTGATGTTTTTACAAGAATAACCACAGACGATGGTTACAATACAGACCTGCAAACAATAAAGCGCGGGATCTTGCAAATAGACTCAATGCCAAACTCATCGTTTCCAGCCTTGTTTGTTGCGCGTGCAAATGAAGATCGGAACAACATAACTATAAATCAATTCAAGTCTATTATGAGGGTGGTAATTGTTGGATATGTAAAAAACAAGACCGGAATTGATGGACTAATGTCACAAATTGACAATCTTATCGAAGATACGACGAAAGCCATTGAGCAAGATAGAACACTCGGCGGAAATTGCAAATGGCTTGAAGTAAAACAAATAACAACAGACGATGGCGACATGATGCCTTTCGGTGCTTTTGCCATGGTTGTTGAAATTGCTTATGACACCGGAGGTGTATTGCCTTGAAAAGTAAATATGAGAATAAATCTATCGGAGATACGGAAAAGCTTGTTTGTATCAATGAGTGCGAATGTCCTGGACTTGGGACATGGAAACCAGGTGACGTTGTTACAGAATCAAAGATTGTTTCATACCTTATCAACAACCCAAACTTTAAACGAAATACTAAGGAGGAAAAATAATGTCTTTATATTCAATTGAGTCTCAAAGATTAGGACTAGCAAAGGAAGCATCGCGGGGGACAGCAGAATCGGCGCCATCAAAATGGTATCCGACTCGTGGAATAGCGCAAATAGATTATGCGCTAAATCATATCAACGATGACGCATTGCGCGGAATATATGAGAAGTATCCGATGATCGCTGGAATAAAAACAGGCGAAGCGAAAATTCCTCTGTACCTTGACGCGCAAATGGCTGGCGAATTTTTCTATTCGCTACTAGGTAGCGTGTCTTCTTCTCAGCAAGGTGGAACAGCGGCATATAAACACACGATTGTAAGATCATCAAGCATATCGCCAATCGCTTACACTCTGTTTCTTGACCGTGGGATGAACGTCATGAAATACAACCTCGGATGTGTTAAGAAAATTGCCTTGAAAAGCAGTGTCGATGGTTTGATTGAAATGGATGTTGACGCTTTATTTAAAACTGAAGCCTCTGGATCTATCGGTTCGCCATCATTTCCAACTCAGCGTTATTTAAGTTTCCAGCATGTTGATTTTAAAATTGCTGGATCTTCTAACACGGACGTTAAAGAGTGGAGTCTGAGCGTAGACAATGGAGCGAGAGCCCACAGAACATTAAGCGGGAGCCAGGATCTGAGCGATATTGTCAGCCCATCTAAATTGAATATCGATGGTAGTTTCACCATCTATTTTCAAAACACAACAGAGAGGGACAAGTTTCTTGCTAACACAACCTCAGCAATTCGAGTGCTTATGGTCGGTTCGACAATCGCATCGACATATAAATACACCGTTGATGTCAACGTTTACGCTGCGAACTACAAGGCTTTCCCTTACGGAGAAGACCAGGGACTTCTTGCGGCTAAAGCCACGTTTGAGGGCGTATACAGTTCGTCCGACAGCAAAGCTCTACAAGTTGACGTAACAAACACAGACACGGCATATTGATGATGAATATTAAAGACATTGTTTCGATGTCTCCTACAGTAAAAATAGAACAACAAGACCTTGCACGTCTTGGTGACAAAGAGGCGTGCAAGGCATTTGTTTTGATGTCTTTATGGGAAGCCATAAACAAGAACAAAGAATCATCAATGACAACAAAGGTCGAACTGTTGAAATTCTTTGAAGAAAATATGGAAATAAAATGGCAGAAAACCTAGTCGAACTAACACTGAAATTAAATTCAGACACAGGACAGATTGATGTCGTAGGCAGCAAGCTTGCTGGTATTTCTAACCAGTCAAATCTCGCATCAAGTTCTTTTAAAAAGCTATCGGCGGGAGCAAAGTCATTGTTTTCTGCACTTTTGCCGATCACGAGTGCATTAGCATTGGCTCAGTTCTTCGCAAGTGCAGTCAAAGGCGCTGAAGAGCAAAACGAATCAATGCGCCGTTTGAAATTCACGATTGAGTCAACGGGGCAATCTTGGGAGAAGGGCGAAAAACAAATAGACAGTTGGGCTAAATCTATTTCTAAGCTAACAAGATTCTCCGACGGTGAAGCTTTAGAATCTCTCGATCAATTGGCGAGAGCGACGGGTAACGTATCGCAAGCCCAAAAAGCTGCACAGTTAGCTATGGGCCTATCTGTCACAAGTGGCAAAAGTCTAGCAACGACGACTCAGTTCGTAAGTGACTTAATCAACAAGCAAGAAAGGGCCGTGACTCAAGCGCATAAAGAGTACGGTGTTTTTGTTGAGAAAGCGACAACCGCACAGCAGGTCTTAGACGCATTACAGCATGTAACAAAAGACGCTATAAAAAACGATGAAAACCTTACATCATCAAAGAAGAAACTAGGGAATTCATTTGGTGAGCTAAAAGACACTATCGGCGAAACTCTCGGTCCAGCACTAGGCCATATTTTTGATTTCACAACTAAAGGAATAAGGCTTTTTAAAGACTTTACAATTATCATCTCAGCAAATGTAAAAGCAATTTATGCCTCACTTAAAGGAATGGCTGAAGCCTTACAAAAGGCATTAGTGCTTGATTTTGGTGGGGCAAAACAAGCCATATTAAACATTGGTCAAGAGATAATTAAAATCGATGCAGACGTAAATGAGAAAATAACAGACAATCACAGAAAGACGACACTCGATCAAATAAGTGGCGCTGAAGCGCGAATACTTGTAAGCAAAGCCGTTAGTGAAAAAGAAGTAAACGACGCTCAGGAAAAATCTTCGAAAATAGCCGATCTTGAGTACGAAATGAATAGAAACATTGCGTCAATCGGTCAAGATACGCTAAAGAAAAAGCAAGAATTGTTAAATCTTGAAATAAACGCGAGAAGGCAGAAAATCATAAGAGAAGTTGCAGATGAAGTAGCCAAAAAAAGACTCTTAGAAAAACTCGAAGAGGAGCAGTTCAAACGAAGCCAAGAGATGGCAAAAGTAGAGCTGAAGGTAAAAGAAGAAACGGCGCTTCAAACAATTGACATAGGACTACAGACACTTGAAATTATTAATTCATTTGGTGATGAACATACAAAAGGAGCTATAAATAGAGCGAAAGTAATATTGGCTCTAGAAAAAGCAATAGCCATTGCCAGAATAATATCAGAATCAGCAGGTAACCCAGTTCTTGCAGGAGCCCGAATAGCGTTAACCGTTGCACAATTCGCACAACAATCAAAATCAATTGATGATGCTGCTAAGGCTTACAACGCTGGAAAAAGTCAATTTTCAGTGGATACAAAGTTATCCACAGACAGCACATTGACTGAAACATTTGGCGTCGGTTCGAATGCGGGTGGCTTTGGATCTGGGTCAGCGTCAAACAGGTCAAATCAGGGACAAGGGAATTTCGCAGCAGGTGGTGGCGGCGGTGTAGTGATAAACATACATCAAGGCGCTATTGTTATTGAAGGATCTGCCGATTCGAGAATTGCTGAACTTATCGGGGAAAAAATCATTGAAAGGATAAAATCTCGCGGAGAGCTGGATTTTACGAGGGCAAGATAATGGCATGGTTATCAACTTTTTTGCTAGGGCGGCCTGGGTACGAGCTTGAGTTCACTGTGCCGCCAGAGGCTATTTCTATAGACGAGCAGCCAGTTTTTGTTCTTCATACGAACTTATACGGATACAAAAAGAAATCTGTCATAAATCAAAGCATGCCTGTTATTAGAATCAGTTCAAAATATTTAACAATCGGTCAAAGAAACTCGCTTGCCTCTCTTGCAATGATAGATGACACCTTCCTATCTTTTCAGGCAAGAGATGACTTTCAGGTTGTATCAATGAAAGTAACACCCTCCACAAGCAATCAAGTCATATTGCCACCGCTAAGCTGTTTGCGATTATCAGAGAAACTTGTCGAGGCTGGGGCAAGCTCGATTATCACTATTAATTCCGTTTATGCTGTCGCTAACCCCGTAGCGGGTGGAGCATATGGCGATGGCGGATATGGTGATGGTGGCTATGCTGGGCCTAATTATTCAGATGGTGGATCTTATGACGATTTAACAAGAACTATAACTCTGGGGTCAGCCCTATCATCAACCGATCCGGTCTATGTAACTTTCACTTACAAAGGATGGTTGGTGAACATGGATAAATTCGGATGTTCAAGCAGAGGGGAATATATTGACTGGTTCCAGTATGACATTCAACTGACGGGGGCATAAAAGGCTATCAACAAAAAATAAATATTGGGTGCCTTCCGACGGGAAGGTGAAAAGGGCCTAAACCCTACCATCATCGCAGCATTTAGGGGCTGTATTTCGGTTCATTCCGATTTACAGCCCTTTTTGTTGTGGTTAATCATTATGGAGGAATAAATGAAAATCACAAATAAGAGCATGTTATTAATCGCAGTTTGTTTAATGTCGTTAAAGGCTGTATGTCGTGCAGATTCGACAACACCGCGTTTGACTATTGTAAAACCTAGCGTCGGCTCTGCCAATTGGGGCCCAAAATTGAACAGTAACTTTGACTTAATAGACGCTGGGGTAGCGGTTTTAACTTCGACTAACGGATTTACACAAAGGCAATACTTGTATAACGGATTGCAGGTTTCTTCAACAACAAATGGTACACCGTTAATGTTTAACACGCAAACATCATCCGTAACGATTGGGAACACCAACGCTAACGTTATTTTGTACGGTGCGTCCAGCGTATCAGACGCGCCAGCAGGTGCATATGGGGAGTATATATCATCGTTCCCTGCCAGTTTTATTAGTTTCACCGCTTCTAATACGTGGCACAATTACGCATCAATTGTTTTGACCGCAGGTGATTGGGATGTATCGGGGCAGCTTTCTTACAACCCTGTTACGGCTGGATCTTTTACAAATGCTGAGGTTGCGATTTCTTCTTACTCGGCTGACACATCATTAGACCACCAGTGGGGGATGAATTACATAACATGGACAAACCCATCCAACTTTCCAGCTTCAGGTGTTGTGACAAATTATATAATACCTTACAGAATGAACCTACCAACAACGACAACAGTTTATCTCAAGGGAAAAGCTGTATATCAAACAGGCACACCAAATATGCGTGTTGGTTACATACGCGCGAGAAGGATTAGATGATTAAAAAAGTTATATTTTCATTAGTATTGGTATTCTCTTTTTTAAGTGTAGCCAAAGCAGATCGGCGCACAAATCCGCTCAAAATATTAGTTGCTGGTCAGTCCAATTGCCATTTCGCAGCAAGCACAAATGTATATTCGACATCAGGCCATGTGTGGATAAATAGGGATTATCTTGTTCAATCGAACTTCACCAGGCCAACAATAACCAATCAGATAAACCACAGTAAGGCCATGCTAAAACTAGGTGACCTGCTTTGGAATCAATATGGCGTGTCATCTATATTTATTATGTGTTCTGTGGGGTCTACGACTAGCGCACAATGGGCCGGAGGGGCAACAAATTATTGGATAAGAATAGCCACCACTGCTGTAGTGTACAAACCAGACGCCATATTATGGATACAGGGTGAAGGTGATACCTCGCTTGCGGTTAGCTCAGAGACTTATCGGGTTAACTTGTCTAGTATTGTTGCCAACGTAAGGAATTACGGAGTTACAGCGCCGATATTTATTGCTATTGACAGTCAAGGCCATTACCCACCAAGTTATGAACAGGTCAGACTTGGACAATACCTAACCTTAAGAGATGCCAGCCTGACAAATTTAATTCCTGGGCCAGACTTGGATCAAATACGGACAAGCATAGGAAACGTTTACGAGGCAGGATACGTCCACTTTTACGGTAATGGTTTTGACTACCACGCTGAGTTATGGAAAAAAATACTGGCGGCACACTTTAGGTTATGACGAATCATGCTCCCTGTTTCCGATAATTTCACAAACGCTGAAATATCTGACGTAAATAAACCGAAATCAAAAGTATATTTAGTGCTTGGCAATTATGCCAATAGCGCTTTTGGTTCAACCATTTCCGCAACTAGCGAAGACACGAGCGGCGACTATCCGGCAAGCGGAATAATAGACGGAGACAGGACAGAAATAAACTCAGGCCCCGCAAGCTCAGCCGACAATGATGTAGGACAAAGCACGTGGCGCAGTGAATTGCCAATGGAACTACAACATCAAGAAATCGTCATAAATCTAGGGCAATCAAGAACATTTAACAGAATAAAACTATACCACCTATCGGAAAGCCCGCTATCTCAATTTAAGTTTTCTTACTCATCAGACGGTTTATCCTACACCGATTTTGCGGGCACATCAGGCAGCTATTCAGGTGACAATCAAATAGAAACAACCGGCGGCCTTGATGTCATTGATACAAGCGAAAACATAACGGCTCAATATGTTATGTTAACGATTACGGAAACATCCACCCCTGGCGATCAGGCTAACGTTGTTGAACTTGAGATCTATAGAAAAGTGGACGTAACGGATCGTGTCACAGGAATACAGATTGAGCGCAGCAGGGACTATCAATTAGCTAATGCCTTAGCCGCGACAGCTACCATAACTTGTGAAAATACAGATCAATTCTTTTGTCCTGATTACGAACAAAGCGCAGCGCAAACGGATTTTATAAATACGGAACTAAAACCAGGAATTGGCATAATCATAGAGCTAGGATACGAACACGAAGGCGGCGAAGAGACTCATCAAAACTTCATAGGGACAATAGATAAAATCTCAATAAAACCAAGATCAAGACAGGCCACAATCGAAGCCCGCGACATAATGAAATCGCTATTTAACAAAAAGGTTTCGGCAAAACTGAAGGAATCACAAGATATTGGCGACCTGATAACGTATATGCTCAACCTTGGTAACGTTTCAACTTTTGAAACTGAGGTTGACCAGACTACAATTGTTATTGATTATTTTTTCACAAAAGAAGAAAACATAGTAGACACGATCAGGAAACTTGTGGAGGCATGCGGTGACGCTCAGTTTTATATAGACGAAAACGGGAAATCAATTTTTAAGATTTATATAAACACAATACCGAGACAAGAAGTGTTCACATCGCAGGCAGATTGGGAAAATGGCACGTTCTTTAACACGGAAGCAACAAGCACTCCTGGAACAATTCGCAAAAGATGGTTTTTGATCGATGATTTTGACGATAATGATGAGACGTCAAATCCTTCGTGGGTGCGCGGAACAAGCTCTTTGACAAGTGGAGAAGGATGGTCTTCTTCAGGTGGTCGCCTTATTTACAACACATACACACCAATATTGCCAGGCATTGGAAGGGCAAGGATTTTATTCGGTCAAGCTTATGGGACATGGGAGACTAAAATAGACATACAAGGAGACAATACAGGGAAAATAGATTTTTATTTTGTGGCCAATAGCATATATACGGTTCTATATGATCCAAAAAGACATTACGGACAATTGACTGACGGTTATTTTGTGCGGATTGATCGAAATACAAACTTTTCATTTGGCTTGTACAAAACGAGCGGATATTCCGAATACCTAATCTCGTCTAATGTTGGTCCACTTGGCGATAGCTCTACACATACGCTAAGAGTAACAAGGAATACATCAGGTTTTATTAGTGTCTACTGGGACGGATCTCTTGTTTTGTCCAACACAGATAATACATTTACTACTTCCGTCTATCTAGCGTACAGAGTAACTCCAGTGTACACGGGATTTGCAGAGACTTTCAGATTTGACGACTTATATTATTCTTTCTGTATTGATGCAACTACAACTGCTGCACATACGGACTCTTATTATGTATCAAACGTAATAGATCAAACGAATGAAATACTAGAAGAAGGCGTTTTTAGAGCAAGATACATAAATCCAACTGGATGCACTGTTACATTTTATACATCCACCAGTGATGATGGTATTAATTTTGACAATTGGATTGAAGTAGATAGCGGGGATCAAATACCGTCTATCGCAAAGAGGTATTTGATTTTTAAGTTCGTTCTCGAAGCTCCTAATGACAGCAATATATTAAACAATTTAACAACCCCATATATACAAGATATTATTATGAATTGGTCTACTGGTATTAGTTCTGTAAAAATACCATCGAAAATTTCTTACGTTCTCGACGAGAGCTTGAATATCGACATCGATCAAGTTTACGCAGACAGCATAGGCGGTCAAACTTCTATAATAAATCGTGCGGTAGTAAAAGCGCAGCCACTTATATTGAGCGGTAACGATTCAGATGTCCAATGGTCGGCAACCGCAGGTACACCACTTGAGGAAATATCTGCTAGTAATCCTATACAGGTGACAAACGGAGATATCCTAACGTATAACATTGTCGTTGATAATGGTATGGACACGGCACTAATGTCTGGCACAAATCCAGCGGCAGCATCGGTTACTTTCGGGACAGCAACGGGAACCTATATATTCTCAAGAATTCATCCAACAAAGCCGATGCTGCAAATAACAGTTACAGGGACGGGAACCATTGAGCAAATAAAAGTTCTCGGTAAGGCGTTCACTAATGACAATACATTCATAGAAAAGGTAGCGACAAACGAAGACTCAATAAACATCTATGACGAAAGAAGGGTAGATATATCAAATGAGTGGATACTATATGACTCGATATCACAACAAATTGCCGATTATCTCGTTAGCAACTTTTCCGAGCCAACAGCTTATATACCAGAAATAAAAATAAGGCCGACATTTTCGATACAAATAGGTGATAGGGTTACGGTTAGCGATAACAGCTTATCGATCGATGATGATTATATTGTCATCGGTGTTTTTCACAATTTCTCTACAAATGGGAACAGCGTAGATGTACACACTTCTCTAAAACTACTCAGGATAAATATTTAAATATCGTCATCAACGATTAATGAGTAGCCACGCCTTCGCGTTTTTGTCATTTTCCTGCTTATCTTTTTTATTTCCCTTGGGTCAAATTCGAGGAAAACTCTCTTTCCAATTTCGTGCGATATGGCCTTAATCTTTTTCAACATTATCCATTTGTAAAGCGTCTGCCGCGTAATACCAAGCTGTTTTAATACCTGTCCTGTAGATAGCAATGTAACAGAACCTCCATTTAGTAAATGTCTATCAATGATCTCGGCATAGGCACTATTTAACATAAAAACCCCTTAAATAAATACTTGACACAAATGTTGTATGATGGTATATACCATTGTGTTATACACATGATAACAGCTTGTTCGACACTTTACAAGGGGGCACATATGCAAGTCGCAATGTTGGGAGATAGGAATAAATACATAGGAGGGACAGACGCGGCTGGTGTCCTTGCTATGTCTAGGTGGTCATCACCGATGAAGGTTTTCGCAGAAAAAACAGGGCTTATAGTTACTGAAGACATAGGAAATAAACTTTACGTAAAGCTTGGAAAAAAGCTTGAGGACATTGTAGCCGAGCTTTTTTGTGATGAAACGGGAAAAAAAGTCAGGCGCGTTAATGAGACTTTATTTCATCCTAAATATAACTTCATTGGTGCCAACATTGACCGCCGGATCGTTGGGGAGAACGCAATACTGGAATGCAAGACTGTATCGGCGTGGAAATCGAAGGAGTGGGGAGGAGAGGAGATCCCAAGGGAGTATATTGTTCAGTGTCTTCATTATTTGGCAGTTACAGGGGCAGACACTGCATACATAGCTGTTTTAATTGGAAATCAGGACTTCAAATGGAAGATAATCAGACGTGATGAAGGCATATTATCAGACATTGTTAATAGAGAGGTAACGTTTTGGAAAGATTACGTTGAGAAAAACGAAATACCCCAGGTAGTTACAAAATACGATGCAGGTCCCCTTGATGATATGTTCCCAAAAGAAAACGGAGTAGAAATACAATTAAACGACGAGGCAAATCAAATAATAGAGATATTAGACAGTTACAAACAGGACAGGAATAATCTTGACGGTTTAATCGATCAAAAAGAAAACGAGCTCAAGTTGTTGCTTGGCGAAGCTAAATCGGGAACAACATCACTTTACAAAGTTAACTGGTCAAACTCTACTTACTCAAGTATAGACGGAAAATCGCTACAAATAGACATGCCCGATATTTGGTCTAAGTATTACAAGACAAGACCCATAAGACGTTTTTCATATAAGAAGTTAACAACCGAGGAGGAAAAATAAAATGGCAAAAATAGAAGATATAGCGAGACACGTTGCAGCAAAGGATATAACTCAGGGAACACGTCTAAATGAACTGCTAAACAGAATTGACATAAGAAAGCGTTTCGAGGATATACTAGGTAAAAAAGCTCCTGCTTTCATATCTTCAATCCTTTCTTTAGCGAACGCAAACAATTCACTAAAAGATTGCGACCCGAGATCTGTGATTTCCTCTGCTGCTATTGCGGCAACGTTAGACCTACCAATAAACCCAAATCTCGGTTTTGCTTATATTGTCCCGTACTCAGGTGTAGCTCAGTTTCAAATGGGGTGGAAAGGTTTTGTTCAGTTAGGGATAAGAACGGGCCTCTACCAAACAATGAACGCAGCCGAGATATTTGATGGTGAGTTGGTTTCACACAATCGGATCACAGGAGAAATAATAATAGATGAAACGAAAAGGAAATCTGATAAGATTTTTGCCTACGTAAGTTATTTTAAACTCATATCTGGTTTTGAAAAATATATGTTTATGACAACAGATCAGGTTATTCGACACGCCAAAAAATATTCAAAATCGTATGATAAACAGAACGCGCCATGGCAATCGAGCTTTGACGCGATGGCGTTAAAAACAGTAATAAAAATGCTTCTTTCTAAATATGGAATATTAAGCGTGGAGCTCGAAAAAGCGATTCAATACGACCAGGGTGTTGTAAAAGAAACAAAAGATGGTGAGTCAGTTGTGTATCCTGATTCTACAACCGAAGTATTGCAATCACAGGATAACGCCCAAGTTTCTTAGGGGTAACAAATGGAAAATAAAGCGGACAAATTCGACATCGTTGAAGCGATGATAATTGTTGATTACGTGGAAAGTGCCCCTAGTGCGGACGAAAGGTTCAATAGACTTGTTGAAAACCATAAATATCAATATGCGCTTGGATTCGTTGCGGGCCACAAAGCTGCAACAGAAGAGAAGGACGATGAAATAAAGTCTCTGAAAGATGAAATAGCGGAGACAGACGCTGCTAAAAAGAAATTGGAAACCATATTAGTGCAAAAACATCATATTTAGCTTGTTAATTAACATGTTAGTTAACAAGTTTATTTAGCATTATGGTGGTTTAGCGCGGTTTAATACGTTATTAAAGAGAGAAAAGTCTTGCCTTGTATTAAGCGAATATTGCATTATTCGACGGTTTCTAACCCTCATAGGATCAAAGTTGCTTAAGCCTCTCTCTTAAGGATTTGACTATGACCGACATCGCCGAGCAATTAGAATTGTTTAAACAAGAGTCTTTTGTTCTTCGTTTAAACATAGATGAAGCTGTGCGCATGTTTTACGAAAACTATTGGCGCCACACAGTTTTTGGTATGCGTAACCCGACCCACCTCAACAGAATTAAAACCTTTTTCCATGGACGTTATATAGATGAAATATCCAAGGCTGACATAGAACGTTTTAGGCGTTTTTATACTCAGATGGGTTTATCTCAATCAACTATAAACAAGTCACACATGACAATTTCTAGGATGTTCGCAAAACTGCGTGAGTTTAAAGACGGAAAATTCATCAACGGTGTTGATTTCAGGCATATAACTGTGCCTATCATTAATCCGGCAAGCCTGGTTCCTAAGGTAAAAGAAGATCAATTCGCACGAAGAGTCTATATGTCACCAGAGCAAAAGAAGCTCTTGTGCAGCCTGTGCCCAGACGAAGACCTTTACGAGATATTGGATAGCCTGTATTGGACGCAACTTAGGCCGTCTGATTTGTTCCTAATTACAAGCGAAAACGTTGATCTAAAAGCAAATACGATTTCAGGCATACAACACAAGCTAATAACTACAAACAACCCGAGCGGGAAACCTTACAAAATAGCTATTCCAGCATCACGATTAGAAATGATTGAAAGACGTGTTAAATCAGCAAAGCCAGGATCCCCAATATTCAGCAAAGTAAACATGCGAAGCAGGTGGGAAAGACTTAAAAAACAAGCGGTTACTATTGATCCATCATTCGCAAAGATACAGATGCGAGATTTCCGTGGAGCGGGGACAACCTTCTTGCTTGATCACGGAATAGACTCTGAGACGGTGAGAAAGCGTGCCGGATGGGGTGACTATAGGATGTTATCAGTATACGACAAGAGACAAGATGAGCGGCAGAAAGAAGCATCGGAAAAATTGGCGAGTGTTTAAAAAACCATTTTTTCCGTCGATAAATATATTTTTATTTTTCTATTGATTTTTAAAATCAAATAACGCATACTATTTACATGGTGATGATAGGGACATATAAAAATAATAACGAATCCACTGGCGCTAGTAGCGTTGGTGGTTTTTTTATGCCGAGTTTTGGCCATGTTCTTGAGCCTGTCATCACCGATAAGTCAAGAACCTCTGGCCTTTTTTTTTATTTTAAATATACGAGCGAGAGCCTACAACCTCCTATTATGGCATAAGCCTCCGAAGCTTGTATTCTGGGTTCGAGTCCCAGCGAGCACGGGTAGCTAAACTAGGAAAGTAGGTTCTCCTCTGAAATAGAGGCGAACTTTGAACCCTAACAAAGCATTAACAAAGTTTTTACAATCATCTTACAATGGTAGGTATCGGTCGATTTATAAGACCGAACTTAACCCCTCAAAGTCTCCCCTGTATCATATTAGTGCCCTTGTGCGCTTATTTAAGTGCGCAGGGGCTTTTGTTTTTCTGCGTATTTCACGAGAGGGTGGCTTACGCAGTTTAGCGCGCTGTTACCCGCCGAGAAGTAGCAGCGCACTTAAATTTAAACCCTTCCCCAAGAACTCCTGTAATACATGTGACAACAAAATGGGGAAGGGTTATTTTGGTGAAACCAGATGAATAAATACGCGACATTCATCGGATGGCAGGAAGACCTTGATGGTTATCACTTCCCATTGTTCAACATACAATGGGAGGGGAACCCATCCAACGGTTCAACCGTAGACGCAAACACAATCCTACGCATAGGCTTAAAACTTCCAGAAGTTACACCATGCCCTTATGAATTAAAAGAATCTGAACGTGTCGAGCCGCAAAATGCATATACGCTCTACAAAAACCAAGACAACAGATGCACCTACCCATTTAAACCTGAAAAAGCTGGCTATTGCTATGCT